CGATTGTGATGCCGACATCCGCCACCCGTGTCTTGAAGTTCTCCCACGCTTTTGCCGCAAGCTCTGCACGTTTTTGATAGTCAACATCGATCGTGCTCATCGCTTCCTTGCTGCCCATTTGCTTTTTATTGTTCTGGTACTTATCCCAGTTTTGACGCATGGCTAAAAGGTGATTGATGGTTTGAATATCTTGGAATACTTCGTTGAGACCAAAACTCTCCATCAACTTACGTTGCGCTTCCTGATCGCCTTTGCTTCCGGCCTCCTTCCATTTTTTCATAAAGCCATCGCCTCGGCTGGCGATGAATTTTTGCGCGATCTCTAACGAGGCTTCATAACTTGAATAACCACCCGCTACAAGGTTTTGCATCGATTTTTGATAGTCCACGCCTACTTTGGTATAGGCGTCGGTTGTGTGTTTTGTATTCATGTGCGCCAGCCAATTGCGTAAATTAGTGACTGCTTCATCGCCAGAGCCAGCGCCCTCACGGCCAATTTCTAAGCTGGCGACAATTTGTGTGAGCGCTTGTTGTCCTCGAATACCCTTCGCTGCGAACGCAGCGGTCATTTCCGGTAAGGCTTTGGCCATATCTTTTAATTCAAAGCGTCCCAGCTTTGCGCCATAAGCTGCTCGGTTAAATGCGGCCTTTAGTTCAGCATCTCCCTTAATTCCCAAGGTTTCCGACAACGAAAAGACCATCCCAGCTAACTCTTTCATATCTGCGTTAGTGGCAGTTGCGACCTTCCCTAGAAGTGGTGCAAATGCACCGGCTTTCTTTGCGTTCATACCAGCGGCTACCAGTGTATTGACGCCTTGCATGATCGCATCGTGTCCTTGGCTGGTGGCGAGTGCGGCGTTGCGAATTTGCGCGCCGAGTGCAATTTCTTCTCGTTTATTTAAGTTCCCTGTGATCGCGATATCACGCAAGTCCGCTTCAAAAAGAGCTGCTTTTTTTACTGCACCAATAACAGGGGTGGCAACTGCGGCTGCGGTCGCAACCGTTCCTACCATCTCGCTTTTCATTTCGTGACGGCCAAGACGTAGCGATTCACCTTTTGCGAGGTTGGCTGATAGCCGTAATTGCTTTTGTTTGACCTGATCAATGGAGCGCCCCAGTGCATTGTATTGGTTGATGAGAAGGCCAATATTGCGCGTGGGGTGAGTCATTGCCTTAGAGACCGCATCACCTAGACGAACCTGTTTGACTTTCAAGTCCTCGGAAACGCGCCCCAGCCCCAATAGGGTGTTTTTAGAGCCCGCCAAAGCACTGCCGAAGCTGGCCAACATGGTCGCCCCAATTTTCACGCCGACATAAAACTCACTTGCCACGGGGATTTCCTTTGATTAGAATAATTCAATGGATACTGACCAACTTGCCGATCATATTGCGACTACGACGATCACAATGCTGCTGATTGCATTGTTCGTTTGGCTGATCGTCGTTTTTCCACTGTGGTCTGCGATCGCACTTTTTGCCATCGTTGGCTTCTTCGCTATTGCCTTCTTTGGCACCGCTATTGCGATGGGTTCTTACTTCTTAGCGCTGACGATCAAGGCAAGTCTTTGGGTGATTGGGTGGATTAAGCGTCGCCATGTTCGTGCTTAATTTGTCTGCTCGCCTCTCCCACCCACTCCCGAAATTCGTCGATCGTTAGTCCGTCGATTTCACTCGGTTGAAACCGAAACCACCTCGCTAGTAGCCCCATTCCCGACACTTGATGGGTCTTTGACACCCACATATTCCAGAAATCGACCTTTCACCTGTTGGTAGTCGACTGCGTCCATTTCTTCTAAGTCTTCGGGGATCATTTGGCATACGCGAGCGACGCCAAGAATTTCCATCTTAATTTCGCTACCACCAGACTCTTCGCCAATCTCGCGCAAGTCCTTTACTTTGAGTCGTCGGGGAGTGATTTCTTTCATCGTTTGCCCCGTGGCAGTGATGTAAGGGAATAATAGTGGAATGGGTTTATTCATAGTGACTCTCAATAGGTGGTGAATGAAGATGTAATCAATGATTGATGCCGCTAATTGGCGTCAAGTTGCATTGTGTTCTTACAGGCACTGTGAGTCAGTTAAACAACTTTAAAAAGAAATAGGACTTACGCAAAATCGCCCCAGCGTTGTTGCACCTCCTAGCCGTGCTATAGCACTGTCGTCGTCGGTGACGCCTAGCTGGGACGGTTTTGCGTAAGTCCTAAGAAAAAACGCCCACGATGAGTGGGCGTTTTTTGTAGAAGGACGACTTAATATAAGCGGATGTGGCGACTATCCACCAATATGGTTACGGTAGTTAGCCAATAAATCTTCGCCATCCACTTTAAAGATATTCGACATGTAATCTAGCTCTAAAACATCTTTGCCATTGATCACTTGTTTTAGATAGGTCGCAGTAAATGTCGATGAAAACTCAGCGTTGTCGTGTTGCTTAAATGTGCCTGCAGGATTTTTCTTGAACATGACGGTGAGAAAAGTCACCAGTGGCACTTCTTGAATGCGGCCGCCCGTGCCATAAGACTCAATACTGGAACGGCATTGCAATTGCACAGCTTTGAACGGATTCGCCATGGATTTTGCGACGGTATCATAGAGAGAATTCCACTTGATCTCTCCTTCCATCTTATCAAAGCCCGATGGCAACTCCATTTTTCCAATCATCCCCAATGCTTTGTGTTCGGACATGATCGATGTGATGTCTGGCAGTTTAATTTCTTCTGCCTTGCCTAGCATGTTCACACCATTCACATAGATGTTCGCATTGGTGATGCGATTCACTTCAATTTTAGCCATGATCTATGCACTCCTAGCTGGTTTGACCAAGCCGCTTAAGCAGGTCGATGTTGATAAAGGTTTCAAACGAAATACGCTCACCAGGTGTGGGCGGCATCGCTTCAATATCGAAGGTGAGATGGCCTGCCGCAATTTCTGTGACTGGATTTTTGGTCGGGTCAAAAATGCATTTGCCGTCAATCAATGCGCCGCGTCCAATTTGTAAGCGAATAAAGCCATTGACACTCTCTTTGATCGAATCGATTAAAGCTGCATCGATCGGTGAGTCGATGAATTGCAGCATGGCGTATTCCACCGACTCTCGTAGCATGTCAAACGTGCGACGGATGTTGATGAAGTTGCGTGGGTGCGTTACCGTCGGCCACGCAGCCGTGCGATTACCCCACACGCGAATGCCTGTGCCAAAGCTATTAAACAGCGTCACGATGCCTACTTCATTGAGCATGTTGACTTCACTGGTGGCGTCGTTAATCATCGCAGACAACGGACGCTCCATTCCGGTGATGCCTTTAATTTCCGTGTTAGATGGACTCCACCAGTATCCTTTTTCATTGTCCTTGGCACAGATCACGCCTGCAAGGCGCTGAGAGAGCGGTTCGAGACGATCTGTACCTGTGGCATCGTCATACACTTTGGCATGTGGATAGCACAAAATGGCATGATCACTGGAGGTTGCGAAGTTGATTGTGCCCGACGAGCCGCGCCCAGCAATGGCTTGTGCAGGTGTGGTGCCGATCGGTGCATCGATCAACGCTACACCGCGTAAGCGGGTCGCCATACTGATCATCTCCGTGGCCACCGAATTTAAAGTGCAAAATCCAGGCGCGATTAAGATTTTGGCGAAGAAGCCCATTAAGGTATAGGTATCTAGTAAGGCCTGTAAGCCTGAGCGTTTACCTGCACTATCGACCGCTCCGATAATGTCACCCGGTGTGACTTTGCTAGGGTCTGCATAATCGTAGCTGGCTTTCACGCTGGCATTGGCCGCGATTGCACCGCCAGCCAGACGATTGATTGCACCCGTTAGCGGATCGCAAGTGTAATCAATATTGAGAGCGTAGGTGCTTGTTCCCGCAGTGTTCTTCAGAGTGACCGCGTTAACCCACGCAGGCTTGGAGGTATTTGCTTTGTCTCCACTAAAAACGACGGTTTCATCTGTGATCGTGGTTTTATGAATAGCGGGATCAAGCACGTTGATGACTATGACTGTGCCTGCGCCCTGATCAAAAATCGCGTCGAGCGCTTGCGCTGCTGAGAAGCCGGGTAGTTGTGATCCAAATTGAGCAGCATGTCGGTCGGATAGCACAAGTGTCGGTTGATTGACCGCACCGATGGGCGCGGTGCAGATTAAGCCGACCACGGCCGTTTTGACGATGCTGATAGGGCGTGCGCCTTTTTCAATTTCGATTGATTCAACGCCGTGTAAGAAGTTAGCTGGCATCGGATTCTCCCTTAGGGTCTCTTTTATTGGACTTCGCACTGGACGTTGCTACTGGAGCGAGATAGCCCTGTGCCAAGAGTGTTTTTGTTACTTCGTGATCGGCTGGTAAGTCGACCTCGGTATCTGGATGTAGCATCACTTCTTTGTCGTCACTAAGATTGACGCCTGAAAGTGGGCCACGGTAGGCATACTTCATTTAATTCTCCTGTGTAGAAATAGAACCATCTGCTTGCTTGCGGATGTCGACTTGTGAAAACTCTGAGTTACTGGTGATATGGGTTAAGAACGGATCGCTTGTGACTTCGTCGTCTTGAATCTGCATGTCTGTTGTTTGTACATCTAGGGCGTACTGCCAAATGCCTGCTGTCTCGGCGATAAACTTTTCACTCACGGCCGAAATTTTCTTGACGCAGCTTTCAGGTTTAAATCCGATTAACGCTTGCCTAGCACCATCAAGCACAGCGATGGCGCCATCGTGTCCATTCAATTGACGTACGACAACCGTGACTGAAATGGTGATGTTGCGCTCCTGGATGATTGCGTGAGTCGCACTGCTTGATGTGAATCGACTACCCGCAAAGCTCACTAGCAACGCGCCTTTTGGGTGATTGAGTCGGTAGTCTGCTGGTCGCTCTGGAAAGTCAACCACTTCCAGCTTCGGACATTTGACCTTCAGGCGATCAATGACGGACTTGATAATGAGAAGCGTGCTCACGTTGGTTGCCTAATAGCGATCAAGTAAATTGCTGGTAAATCGCGTTGCTTTACTGCGTACTTTCATTTCACCTGGTTCGGGTGTTGCTTGACCTGTTGACGCGCCGATGCTCAACTTGCCGTCACGTATGCTGGACAAAATATCTAAGGAAGCCTTGTGTGTGCGGGTTACTGCTTCTGGTAAATCGGTTCCCTCTGGACGTCTGGTATAGAGCCAATGCCTTGTCAAGTTCACCGTGACATCTTTAATGACCGTCGGCACTGTTTCCATTGGTAGTGTGTAACGCCCACGCAAATGGGCATCCACCAATTCTTCTGCGCTCCGCACAGCTTCGCCGACTACGTCTTCATTGATCGCAGTGGCGTCCTCCGCATCGTTCGAGAGCCAGACCAAGGTCTGGGCTGGAATCGATAAGCGAATCTCGGCGAGCGTGCAGTAGCGCATAGGATTTAGGTCAATGGTTACTTATTTTTTGAATGCTTTAAATGCCGCGCACGATGCGGATCAAGTCACCCGCTGCGGCCGCACTGTCCCAGGCGAAACCGTTACTCACACCAGTGGTTTTGGTCACGGCACGTGCCGTTGCATCTGCCTGAATCTCGTCACCTGCAGTAATAGCAGCACCTGCTTCAACCAACATCACGCCCAACACATTGGCTGGAGCCATATCGTTGGTATCGGTATTGACTTCTGCCACGCCTAGGGCTTTAGCACCAACAGCACAGGCGTTGCCATCAAATCCAATGAAGTGGCGCGCAGTCAGTGCAGACGCTGCCAAGATGGAGGTGGTTAAGATCACTTGTTGAGTTTTCATTTTTTCTCTTTCTTCTGTTGGGGCGCTACCTTCGCTACCGCGTTGACTTTTGACGTGGTAGTCGCAGCGCCTTTGGTTTCGCCAATAGGATCAAGGTAGGCTTTGAGGGTAGAGGCCGTTTCGTCGTCTAATTCAATCACGCTGCCTTCGACATAGTCTTGGCCATCATGTTTGATGTCGACGCCACGGACGCAATAGGGGAATTTATTGTTAGCCATTTTTAGTGTCGTTATGGGTTGACGTCGCCAATAAAATAGCCAGCATCCGCACCGACAATCACTACCTTATAAATATCGGTATGGCGAACGTAGCGCACTTTATTACCTTCACCGTCGTACTTATCGCTTTCTGGCATACCACGGCGACGGACGGTGTAACCAAATGACGGCTCTTCATAATCTGTGTTGCCGTCGCCCTTTGGTTTGGCAACGTAAGCAAGAATCACGTTGTCGCCCCACAAGTCGGCAGTGGCGCTATCGCCGGCAATGGCTCCGCCGATTTGGATATCATCTACGCCAAACAAGACTTTCAGATGTTCTACCGTGATCAGCTTAGTTTCATTGGAGCCGAGTTGCACTTGCAGCTTGATATGAAACTTCAGGGAGCGATAAGCGGAAGCACCCAAAACGAGCGTATTCGGATTGACACCGATACGACTACGGATGACTTCTTTTCCTGCTTCAACATCAGCAATCGGATCGCCGCCACCGTTTGCCCAGCGATCAGTGCCCGACAACACTTTTTTGGAACCAGCAAGATAGCTGTTCGTGTTCTGTGCCAAAGAGGCGCAAATAGCTTCGCGTCGCAGATCAATCCCGCCTACTACGCGCTTAATACCACGCGCTTCTGCATCAAACATAGACTCTCGCTGTTCGCGATAGTCGACTGGGTAAGACAGATCATGTTCGCGCAAAACGATGTCTAGGGAATCGACATCGTCTGGCGTCATATTGTTTGACTTGGCGCGAATAGCGCGCTCGGTTTCCCATAAGCGGAACGCTTCTTTACCAAACAGGGGAACAATGACACCTTCTTTGTCGGCATAAGCGATTGGGAAGAGCGATTCGCCAATTAAGGCGGCATTGCGGTACCCACGCGCAATACTGGTTAAGACCGGATCGACGATCCGTAGTTGTGCTAAACGACCAGCCATGATGACTCCGTATGATTAAATAATGGGGTTATTGGGCTACCAACTGGCGGGCTGCCTGTTCGTAGGAAATATTTTTATCTGCAGCCAGCGCCAGTGCCTTGTTATGCATGACCAGGCGATCTGGGTCGGTGTTCTTTTCTGCAAACTCGGCACTGCCCGTGGCATCAGATTGACCGCCGCGACATTTGTCCTTAGTCGCTTGTTCACTAAAGTCGACCACTTTGGGCAGGTCACCCAGAAACGATTTAAACGCGGCAGACAAGGTGCTTTTGTGGTCACCTTCGCCAAATTCTAGGATGCTATTGCCCTCTGTGAAGTCAAGGAAGGCGACCACAGCGTCGCGATGTTTGGGTGCCAGATTGCCTTTCGTGATGAGGGCTTCGGCGTAACTGAGGTTTTCCGTGTGCAGTTTGATGGCGAGAGCAGCTTTTTGATCGGCTTCTGCGGTTGCCAATTTTTGTTTGAGCTGGCGGTTTTCATCTTCCAGCTTGGCGGCTTGTTCTGGACTCACTTGATTCTCCTGTGGTGGGGTGGTGACCGCCAATTTGTCGGTCTGGTTGGTTAAGCTGGGATCGGCGAAGGCAGCACGGGTGTCGTCATCGTCTTGTTGTGCTGCTGCACGAATAGTTTCAACTTGCCAGTCCGGGACGACTTGGTCGGCAGTGTCTTGGCCAAATTTGCCGATCAGCCATTCACGCATGCGACGCCACAGGGTGGCATTGGCATCCATACCCCAGTCGCCAAATTCAACGATACCTTCGTCGGCATCTGAGAACTCCACTTGCTTTAGTCCTTTGATGGCGGGTGGCTGCGCACCAAGAAAACCGACATGGCGCAAGTAGTACACACCGGGCACTGGGTTATTGGGAGCGTCTGGTAAATAGAAGCTGGCGCTGATCTTTTTATAGCGACCTTGTGCCACCAGTTCAGCAAATTGCGCGTCGACCTGGTGCGGTTGCGCAGACAACCCACTGGCATCGGTGCTGAGTGATTGCACCCAACCATACGCAGGTGCGTCGTGCGTCGGATGACCGATCACGATAGGCGCTTCGTGCTTGCTTGGGTCATAGGCTTTGGCACTTCGTTCTAAGTCAGTTTCGGAAAACTCTAGGGAAACACCCGACATCGCAGTTTGCATGCCTGGCTTGAAGATGTGCAGTAATTTGTGTGTCGAAGTAGTCATGTCGCCATCTTGGCTTGACTACCTCGATGGGTCTTTTAATCCACTTTAACAATTGATCTTGCGTGAAGACGCGAGGGGATGTTACTTGACGAGGAAAGGAGTGGTTCTGATTGCGGCAAAAACCGCTTTACAGGGCTTTACAGCCTTTAACTAAACACGAGAGGCTACGGATGTTCCGCTATGCACTTTTAAGCGCTTAAATCGCCGCATTTTCATTAAGCACCGATCGCGGATTGCAGATGGTGCAAAACCGTATCGAGTATGGCTTCTTCGGCTTCAGCTTGCAATTGGCCGTCAGCGGTGATGGGTAGGTAAGGTCGAGCAGGAATGGCGACTTTACGGCCACGACCTGCGTCACCACCGAATTGGTGAATGGCCGCGTACGCCAGATTGCTGCCAATGATGGCGTGATTGTCGTCATAATCGGTAGTGATGGATGAAGCCAATGCACCAGAGTTCTGCAAGATACGGATGCCGCCGGATTTGATGCGCTGCGCCTTCGCTGTGAGTGTGCCATCCTTCTTGTAGGCTTTGGTGCCGCCCAAACGTGCATGTAAAGTGGCTTCGCTTAATGCCTGCCATTTTGGCCGACCTTCTTCCCTAAAGTTGATTTCTGTCTGTGTGGCCATGGTTTGCGCGATCTTGCGCATGGCTGGCGCGAGGTCAATGCCGGATTGTTCCAGGGCAGAGAGTGCTCGTTGCAGCGCTTGATCATCAATTGAAAATGAAATGACGTTCATCGCAGTTCCTTTTTGGCTAAAGCTTGCAGTTCGCCTGTGTAGCGTGACAAGTCCGGTTGCCAGACGGCGGCTCCTGGGTTATAGCTCCAGCCCACATCTGGTGAGACAGTGATGGTCTTGCCAGTGGCCGGGTCTTGGGTGCGATAAGTGGCAACGGGACGCATTTCATCTGACGTAGTCGAAACTGGGCGCATCACTTCGCCTAGTTTTCCATCGGATGATTCGATACGGTGCGCTGCTGTGAGGTCACGCTGCGCCAAGGCCACGACACGACAGCGGCAACGCCAGCCGTTGGGCGGATAGAAGCTCGCCCAGAATGGGTCATCCCAGCGAAAAACTTTGCCGTCCATGGCACGATGGCTGGGTCTGGTGCGGCCATCAAGGATGGCAGAATACTGCCAGTAGGGACGATCATCGACATTGGCTAGTTGTTCTTGAAAGCGCCCTGTCATGTAGGCGGTTTGCATATTGACGCGATAGATGGTTTCTAAGCGCCATGGGCTACCTAATTGCACTTGACTGACTATACCATCGGCGTCGGTATATTCCTTACGCCCGTGACCCTGTAGGGTAGGAGTTCCACCTTGCAAGGTGGAACCGCTAAGTGGGCGATCAGCATGCTGATCGAATTCCCCACTACGCCCCCACCATCCTTTGGCTTGGAGTATAGGCGTGAGCTCTTTGCGAAAGGCCGCTAAGGTTTGCCCATCTTTCAAGGCCTTTTCGACGGCATTGCGAATGTCTTGCAGGATGTCCAGACGCGTGACTTTGGCCACAGTGAAGGCTTCTGCCTGTGCGTCTTGCCACAAGTCTTGCCAATCCCACGATATGGCAAAGCCTTTTTCTTGCAAGTAGGCGATTGCCTTTTTGGGAAGCAGGCGCATGCAGTAGGCCAAGTCTAAATTTGGTTTAGCCCGATTAACCATGTATGCGACCCCATACCTTTGCCACGAATATGGCGCGTGCCAAACGATCTTGTAGTTCGCTTGCGTCCATATCGACATACAGCTCTGCCAGCATAGCCAGCAACGCATCTGGC